AATCAGGAAAAATTAAATGAATATAAATTAGTTGGTTGTATTGAAAATTTGATATTTAATGGATTTTTAATATTGGATAATAAAAATAGCAATGAAGAAATTGATTTGGACACTTTTAAGGGAAAAATTAATTGGATTAAAATTTATGCTACAGAGGATATCAAAAATCAACCTCCAAGATATAATGAAGCTTCATTAGTTAAAAAGTTAGACCCCAAAAATTTGAATATTGGAAGACCATCAACTTATGCATCATTAATGACCACAATAGTTGATAGAAAATATGTAGAAATTAAAGAAATTAAAGGTTCAGTTATTAATACAAATATTTTTACAATTAATAAAAATGATATTGAAACAGTTGAAAAAACAATAAAAGGCATATCAATTGGAAAAGAAAAAAATAAATTTGTTCCTACAGAATTAGGATTAAAAGCAACAGAATTCTTAAATAAAAATTTTGAATTATTTATGGATTATAAATTTACTTCAAAAATGGAAAAAAATTTAGATAAAATAGCTGATGGTAAAAAAGATAAAAAAGATATATTAGTAGATTTCTTAAAATATTTACAAGAAAAAGAAGATACATTTAAAATTAATAAAAAAGAATTTAAACAAGAAGAAAATATTATTGGTAAAATAGATAATAATAATGTTAATTTATTAAAAGGAAAACACGGTCATTATGTATCTTTTAATGACAAAAAAATGAGTGTTGAAGAATTATTTGAAGATGATGAGAAACCAAAAAACAAAGATATATTAAAATATGTTAAGGAAAATATTCCTCAAGAGATAGGCACTATTGATGGAAATAATATTGAAGTTAAAATAAGTAAAAAAGGAAGAAAATATGTTTATATTAATGATACATATATTGATTTGAATGATTTATATGAAAAAGAAGATATTACAAATAAAGAAATATTAAAATATGTTAAAGATTTTTTAAATAAAAATATTACATTAGAATGGAAAATTAAAAAAGATACTTATAAATTAAAAAATGGACAATATGGTTATTATTTAGAAGAATATAAAAATAAAAATAAATCAAGAAATGTAAGTCTTTATAATTTAATAAATAAATTAAAAGAAGAATATAATTGTAATGATATTGAAGCAGTTAAAAAAATAACAAATAATGATATTCAAGAAATAATTTAATTTACACTGTTGAATATTTAAAATGGACTAAAATATTAATTTAAAAATATTTTGATTATATTATTATAACAAAATGTTTAATAATTTATGTAATAATGAAATTAATTTTTTGAATAAAAATATTTGTTTGAGAGATAAATTTTATAATTTATTATTAAATATAAAAAACAATGATGAAACAAAAGTTATATTATGTGAAAATAGTTATGAACGTCGTTTTGTTCATATATTATCAATTAGTTTAGGTTTGTATCATTCACGATATGGAGATTGGAGTGATTTTTTTAAAAAATATAGAGATTATCAAGAAAATGTTAATAGTATGGATGGCAAAGAACATTATAAAATAGTTGGTGTAAAAGTATCTACTAAACTTATACATTTAAGTAAAAATGATAAAAGACACCAAAATGTTCCATTTTAAATTTTTAAAAACGTAAAAATTATAATAAATTGTTAAATATGTTGAAATAAATATAATAATGCAAATTTATATAATTGTAATAATTATTATACAAAATGTTTATATAAGTAGATATAAAATTTAAATAATATAATTATTTAATTTTCATAACATGTATAACAAATAAAACAATCAATGTTATTATATGTTTTATATTCACCAATTCTGTATTTTATATTTTCTAATAATTTAGGACAATTATAACAAGTGGACCATTTTTTATTACAATTATCACATTTTACAAAAATATTATATTTATTTTTTTTTAATTTATTATTGCACAACAAACATTTATTATTTGGAAGATTTAATAAACATTGATTATATATATTATCATTGGCTTCTTCTTTAATATTATTTTTGTTATTTGTTGTAAAAAAATTTTTTATATAATTACATATGAAAAACATATATTATAAAAGGCTTAATAAAAAAATGAATTATACCAAAATTTTAGATATTTTTAAATTCAGTAATTTTCCATCTTTCAGATTTTCCATTTGGAATGGGTCTTAAAACTATTAATGGAATAACTTTTTCTTTTAATTCTAATTTAGCTAAATCTTTTGGTGTTATACTATAATCAACATTTTTAATCATTGGTTTTGCTCCTCTCGCTAATTGATTTGTTCGTGTGGCCAATAATTTAACTTTTTCATATTTTGTCATAAATGGTCTTGTAATTTTATTAATTTCTTTAATATTATCATCATCATCGTCAATTAAACTATATTCTAAATTAGCAGGTTCAAAATCACCATCATCTTCATCAATTATGGTATTTTCTTCATTATCAGATTTATCATAATCATTATCACTATAATTATCATCATCGAAATTATTAATATCTTTATCAGCATCATCTATATCATCATTACTTTCAATAATATTTTTTTTGATGTTATTATTTTTTTTGGAACTCATCTTTTTAATATTTATATATAAAATATAATTATTTAATCAATTTTTTTTAATTATTACCCCCAATAATAATTGCAAATAGTGCATATATATTTTAAATTATAAGTATTTTTATTTTGTCTATAGAAAACAGCTTTTTTAGTTTCTGGATTTTTATGTGTAGAACAATCTTTATTAATACAATTATATCTTTTTGTAAAAGGTAATGTATTATCATTTTTTAAATTTAAATAAGTATTTGTAATAATTTCTTTATCAATTATTTTATCTTTTAAATTAAATATAGTTGTCTCATTCGGAATATTATTATAATGACCACAATTATTACAATAATAATAAGCATTTGAACTTTGTTCTGTATTAATATCACTATCTTCTACATTATTACTATCTTCAATATTATTACTATCTTCAGTTATAGAAACATCATCATAATCAGATGATACTATATCTTTTTCTTCTTGTTTAATATTAATACTGTCAGTAATAATCATAAAATTTTCACATTCAGGACAAAACATTATTACTATACTAATAATATTATAATTTAAAATGAATTTAAATTAAATTGCTTGTTATTGTTGGTAAATATTCAATTTTTTAATTGTAATATTAAATATTTACTAATAATAAAAATTGAATATTTACTAATAATAAAAATAGTAAAAGATGGTTGAATTTTTCAAATTGCATGATAAAATTTTATTAGATATTAATAAATCTTATTTAGAGAATATTAGATTATATAATTATGAAGAAAATATAAAATATTCTATATTGTATGAAGAAAATAATAATAAACTTATAATAAAAGGTATAAATTATTATGGTTTAAATTTAATAAGAAAATATTATTATTTGGTAAATGAAAAAATTCTGAAAGAGACATTTATAGAACTTTCAAATAATTTTGAAAAATTTTTAAAATTTTTAAAGGATAAAATAATAGATGAAAATTATCTTTCAAAATGTTGTATTTGTGATGATGAGTTGTGTATAAAAGATAAAATAATAAAATGTTGTAATAATATTGAATGTATAAAAAAATATAATTCAATAGTATCTAATGATATTATTAAAAATAGTTTTAAAGATTACTTGTCGTTTGATTTTTTATTTGAAGCGTTTAGTTCATCACTTCATCATAATAAATATGAAGATGCTTTAAAAGATAATATAATAATTATTGAAAATATTAATAATGTTATTGATATGAAAAGTATTGTTCCTAATTTTATAATAAACAATGATAAAAAAGAATTGTATAACAGCATTATTGAAAGTAATAATGATATAGAAATATATGAGAAAATTGGTTATGTTGTGTATGGAATAATAAAAAATATATTATCAAATAATTATTTTGAATTGCAGACAACAACATATAATTATCAAAAAAGAAGATTTGATAGTTTGGAAAAAGAACCAAAAATATTAAATATAGAATATTCAAGTATTAAAGAAAATAATTTGGAAAACAATAATGTATTATTTCATGGAAGTTCAATATGTTCTTGGTATTGTATTATTAAAAATGGTTTAAAAAATTTAAGTGGAACAACATTAATGGCGAATGGTCAAGCACACGGAAAAGGAATATATTTAAGTGATAATTTATCATTTGCAAGTAATTATAGTAGAAGTTTTAAAAATTATCAAAGTGTAATAGGTGTATTTATGATAAATGATGAAATTAATAAATACAAAAAATCAAATAATATATATGTAGTTGAAGATTCTTCAAAATTAGTTTTAAAATCATTGATATTTTTAAATTCAAATAGTGATAAAAATTATATTCAAGAATTAATTATTAAACATTTTAAAAATATTGATAATATTTCAATAAATAATGAAATAAAAGATAAAAGATTAAAAAATGAAATGAAACAATTAACTAAAAATAAATTTATTTTAGATATTAAAATAATTAATAATAAAGAGTGGAATATAAGTTTTAAAAATAATAAAGATGTATTACATTCTAAATTTATATTTAACAAATATCCAATTAATCCCCCTTCAATAATTTTAGAAAAAGAATATAAACAAATAAAAGTTAATGAAGTAAGTGGTAAAAAAATAATAAGTTTAAATATGTTAAATCAAAGTGAATGGTTTATAGGAATTAAATTAGTGGATATTATTAACAATATAATAGAAATAACGAATTAAACAATATGAATATGATTTTTGTATTATTTTTATAATATTCTTGTAATTTATTATATATAATTTAATTATAATGGAACAAAATCAATATATTGGAATAACTGATTTATTAGAAAAAGATTTATCAATAAATAAAAAAATAAATAAAAAAAAAAATATTAACAATTTTCCAGTAGTTGGTAATCCAATGGGTCCAACTCAATCAATGAATAATAATATCAAAAAGAAATATACAAATTTAAACAATAAAAAAAATAAAATTAAACAAATTGAAACTGAATATGATAATACCGAAAATGAAAAAATAATGAGTAGTTATTTAAATTGGATTAATAATAATAGACAACTTTTAATAAATAATTTAACTGAATTATATACATTTTATAAATTAAAAAATTTTAAATTAATAAAAATGAAAGATTATTATGATGTTGATAAAACGGATAAATTATTTTCATTTTCTTTATTTATTACAAATGTTAAAAATTTATCATATTTAATTGGATTTGTATATAATTATGCTATTATGAGAAAACATTTTAGAGATTATAAGATGCGTTTATATGTAGATTTTCATTCTGTATTAGGTTCAGCAGAAAGTTTTAATTTATTTAATATGTTTATGAACATAATAAAATCAATTGACCCCAGATATGAAGATAATTTACAAGTTATTGTGTTCTTTTTAAATCCATATTTTAATATATCAAAAACAAGTCCTTATATGAATATTGTGAATGATTTGGATAATGTTATTATGTATTACAACAGTATTTTATATAATACTACAAATGAGTATATAAAATCTCCATTATTAAATTTAGGTCAGGAAGAAGATTTATCAAATACAAGAGCAAAAAATGTAAATATACAATTAGATGAAGATAATTTGGAAGTTGAATATAAATTAACTGGTGAAATGAATAAAAAATCATCATTTGTAATGTTTTCTTGTCATCTATCAATTAATTTAAGATTTTTGACAATGAATGAAGATTGTGAATTTCATGTGCGTGATTTAGATTCAAGATTGAATTTAACAGATAAGAATATTATTAAAAAGTTTAATAATCCAAAATATAAATATGTTCCTTATTATACATTTCAATTTTATAAATATTATTTTCCATTTTTAAAGTGGAGAATAGATGTAAATCCATATTTAGCTGGTTGTTTTGGTGGGGATAATAGAAAATCGGTTATGGTTAAAAATAATGTAGAAACAAATAATAATATGAAAGTATTAAAGAAGGAATTATTTTTTAAGAATATATTATTTATGTCATTTAATGCTACAAATCTTCAAATTGGATTTTTAAATGATGAATTTATATTAGCAAATATTTTTGAAAGAATAAAAGGAAAATATTCTGAGAATGTGTTATATTTAAATTTGGGTTCATTTTCAAATAAACACGTTAATGAATATTATTATGGAATGAACCCATCAAAAAATTATCCTTGTATATTAAAACTTGGAACTCCTATTGATATTTTGGCTTATCAATTAAATGGTAAATATGTCACTATAGACCCTATAACTGATTTTAAGATGGGTAATATTCCATTTAAATATAGAAATTCATTATTAAATTTAATACAAGAACAATTAAAAGTATATTTAGGTCAAAATGTAAATATTAATAATAAAAAGTTTGTTGATAAAATAAGAGATAATTATAAGGAAAGGCTTAATAAGCCAATGAATGATGAATTGGAAACTGCTTTATTTTTTAGTATGGTTTCTAAAGAATTTTCAATTAAGAATATGGATGAATTTGATAGTCCAAATTATACACATTCTTCATATACACATCAACAATTTTCAACCATTGGAAGTGGAACAAATATTGTTGATAATCAAAATTTAAAAGCAATGAACTTTATGATGGCTGGATATTTATTAGCTGATGAATTAGAAGAAATTGTTTTTCCAAAAAATCCAAAATATGTTAATTCTAATGAGTATATTGATAATGAAGATAATTATGATAGATTATTTAATTGTTTATACTTTAATGAAAAAACTAAAAAATTTATACAAAAGAAAATTAAAAAGGATGATATTTCAAGAAAATATGTTGATAAAAATATTATTGATAAAATACCTCAACAATATTTAGAATTTGAAAATAGAAATCAAGTTAGAAATGAATTAGATAAAGAATTTAATGAATATCTTAAATCATTAACATATTATCCTTCAATGTATAATTATATACAAAATATTAGTTTTTATAAGTATATAAGAGTTAATAATATGTTATTAAAAACAGGTATTCTTATTTTTATTAAAGATTATGATAATACAATTTATGATGTCAATGATAATTCAATAACTGATATTGGATTAAATGATGTCAGAACATTAAAGTATAAAACCAATAAAATTGAAATATCAAAACATCATTTAAGATTTAATTTAGTTTTATTAGATGATGTATTTTTAAATCAAATGATATATCAAAATGATAAGAATAGTTCAAAAATAAAGATTAATTTAATTAAAAATACACATTTAAAGAATATAGTTCAATATTTACAAAATAATAACGAACAAAATTTTTTAATTATTGATAAAATTTAAATTTTTTATAAAATAATTTTTTATTAAATAATTTATACTGTTAAATTATAATGTATTTGTATATAAATTCAAACTATGGTTCAACAACTCATTATTATCATTTTTTTTATGGTGTATTTATACCATTAGTTTTAATATCGATAAAAAATAATAAAGACAAATTTAATTTAGTTGGTAATATTGGCCCAATGAAAAGAATTATATATGAATTACCCTTTGATATTAATTTTTTAAGTAAATGTGAAGTTAAATATTTAAAAAATGAAAATAAACATTTTTATGATTTAGTTCCATTAGATAGTTCAAAAACTACAATGAAATATAAAGAACAAATTACATATGAAGATAAAATTAAATTATGTGATTTTTTTCAAAAAAATATTCCAAAATTTTTATTATCATTAAAATTTAAAGATATTGTAGTTATTGAAAGAGGTGTAGAACCATTATATCAACATCAAGATTATTCAAAAAAACATAAAATGCTTCAAGAATTAGGAAAACAATCTGGAAAAGAGAGAAGATATAACAAAAATCATAATGAAATATTAGAAATGTTAGAAAAAAATTATAAAGATAAATACGAAAATATAATATTAGAAAGAACAAGTGTATATTACCAATATTTATTATTTAAAAATGCAAAAATAGTTATTGCTAATCATGGGGCTGGATTATCCAATATAATATTTATGAATAAAAATTGTGGCGTTATTGAAATAATCTCTAAATTAAAATTATACGAACAAAAAGAAGATTTATTTATTAATTTAGGCAAAATTTTTAAACTTAATTATAAAACCATAATTACTGAAGAGGAAAAAGATAATGTTAATATAAATGAATTAAAAGAAAATATTAAAAAATTATACAATAAATAAAATATATTTTTAAGTAGTAATATAAAATTATATAGAATATATTATATAATGGTTAGAAATTGTTGTTGTGATGAACCTGTTCAAAATAATTGTAATGAAAAGCCCACTGAAAAAGAATGTGTAAAGAAATGTTGTCAAGAAAGTTATAATGCCAAATGTCTTTGTAAGCAACAAAAAAATGCTTGTAGAGATGCCTGCTTTGCAAAATATGAAAAAGCCAAAGAAGACGCATATTCGCTTTATAATAAATGTTGTGAAGACGCTTGCACTTGTTGTGATAGTGATAAATGTCAAAAAACTTTAGAAGATACTTTATGCAGATTAAAGAAGGAAAGAGATGCTTGTTTATGTGCTTGTGATAAAAAATATAAAGAGTGTTGTGATAAGGTTAAAAAGATGGAACAAGAATGTAAGCAAGAATGCACTCCTTATTATTTGTGGCAAATGTATTGTTGTTGTGGTCCTGATGTATGTGGTCCAACTGGATGCACTGGTTCTACTGGATGCACTGGTTCTACTGGATGCACTGGTTCTACTGGATGCACTGGTTTGACTGGTCCAATGTAAATATTTTTTTTGAGTGTAAATAAAAATTGATTTTTTTATTTATGAGAATATTATGATATATAAAATATGGTAGTGGAAATACAAGATAGAAGTGTGTTTTATTGGAAATTTAATTATAAACTTAACAGTGATAATGTAGATGAAATGAAAAATAATAATATAAGAAAAATAAAATTTGTGGATAATTATAATTTTGAAATAGATAATTTACCAGATGGAATTACTCATTTATTTTTACCTAAAAATTATAATAAAAATATTGACAATTTGCCCAATACAATAACACATATTTATTTGAATGATTGTTATAACAAAGAATTAAATTATTTACCATCATCTATTAAGTTTATACAATTTAATTCATCTTATAGTTGTAAAATTAATAATTTAAGTAATAATTTAAGAGAACTTAAATTACCTTTATATTATAATAAAAAAATAAATAATCTTCCAAATTTAGATTTGTTAGATATTGGTATTGAATTTTATAAAAAAATAAATTTACCAAAAACAATAAAACAATTATATATTGGTGAATATTATGATATGATATTTTCTCAAAATTGTTATAATTTAGAATATTTATATTTTAATGTATTACATCTTATTAGATTTGATACATTAATAAATTATATTGTTTCTAATATTAACAAAATAAATGATAAAATAAATATTGTAATAAGACTTCCCAATAATTATTCAAATAATCAATTTAAAGTGTTAAATGAACTTACAAAAATTCATACAAATATTAGTTATGAATATATAAAAAATTGAAAAATATTTATATATAAATAAATAATTATAACTTTAAATATAAAATGGGTAATTTGACATCTTGTGACAATATTGATAATTGCAATAATAATATTGTTATTTCAATTGATGGTAATATAGGTTCTGGTAAATCTACATTATTAAAAAATTTAAAAGAATTTTATAAAGATAATAAAAAAATTATATTTTTAAAAGAGCCAGTGGATGAATGGAATGAAATTAAAGATGAAAATGGTATTACTATTCTTGAAAATTTTTATTCTGATAAAAAAAAATATGCTTTTCCATTTCAAATGATGGCTTTTATATCAAGATATAAAATTTTAAATGAAGAATTGAAAAATAATAAGAATTGTCTTTTAATTACCGAAAGAAGTATTTATACAGATAAATTAGTATTTGCAAGAATGTTGCATGAAACAAAAGATATTGATGAAATATCATACAAAATATACAATCAAATGTTTGACACATTAAGTAAAAATTTAAAGGTTAATAAATTGATATATGTAAATACTAAACCTGAAATTTGTCAGGAAAGAATTATTAAGAGAAATCGTGATGGTGAAAATAAAATTGGTATTGACTATTTAAATAAGTGTGAAATATATCATCAATTTATGGTCAATAAAAAATGTGATGATTGTATTTGTTATAATCAATTAATATTAGATGGTTCATTAGATATATATATAAATGCTGATAATAAAAATAAAATGATAGAACAAGTTGATGATTTTATTAATAAAAATTGAAAATTTATTTAATTAATTATTTTAATACTTATTAGAGACTATTTTTGATTGCATAAAATGCTAAAAAGAACATTTGATGATTTTAATATTAGCAATAATTATTTGCCTTTATCTGATGGTGATAAATATTATATTACAAGTAAATTAGGTAATTTAAAACAATTAAAAAAATTAAATATTGGTAATATTAAAATAGAAATTATCAAAAGATGTTATATTGAATGTTGTAAAAGAGGTCATACTGATATTGTTAAATATTTGTATGAAAATAAAAAAGAAGAATTAAATAAAAGAGTAATTAATAATGAAGCTTTTTTACACAGTTCTTCACATAATCATATGGAACTTACTAAATGGTTGTTTGAAAATTTAGATAATATTTATGTTGATTTAAATGATAATTGGTCTTTCAGAAGATGTTGTAAAAATGGATATTTAACAATGGCCAAATGGTTATATGAATTATATCCAAAAATGAATATTTATTCTTTAAATTATTTAAGTTTAAAATGGTGTGCTTCTGATGGAAGATTGGACACTCTTAAATGGTTACACAGTTTAAATAATGATATTCCAAACAGAATTTATGATGAAATGATGTTTTTTGCTATTAAATATAAAAATCAAAATATAATTGATTGGTTATTAGAAATTAATAAAAATGAAAAATAATTTATTAAAAATTAAATATAACTTTCTTCAATAATCTCAATACCATCTTTTAAATTTTTTTTAACTTCATTAAATTCAATTATTGATAAATTTATTATATTATAAACAATAAATATGCTTTTATTATTATTATTATTAATTTTTATATTACAAAATGGCATATTATTTTTATAAATATTATAATAATCATTTTTTTTGTTATAAGAATAACAACTAAAATTACAACATTCTATAAATATAAATTGTATTGTATTTATTTTATCCAAAAATTTTTTTTTAATATTACAATTTATTGCAATATTTTTACATTTAACTTTATTATTTTTTTTAATCATTATTTATTTAGATAATTATAAGTTTATCTTTTTTCATTTTTTATTATATTAAATTTAATTATAGAATATATTTATATGGATTATCTTAAAAAGTCTTTATTTAATAAAGAATATAATGAAGCAGATTATAATAAAATGTTATTAAGGTCATTTTATTACTATGAAAGATTGTCAGATAATTATAAAGAAGAATATAATGAAATATTTAATATTAAACCAGAAGATTTATTAAATTATAATTTAAAAGGTGGCAGTAATTTAAAAAAAAAAATTAAAAAATCCCAATATCAATTTTTAATTAATCTTCAATATAATTATTTGTCAAATTATTATTATCCAAACAATTTTATAACTATTAAACAAATTGAAAATGCTTTTAATGTTAATTATAAAAATGATAAAAAAATAACAATTGAAGAAAGATTAAAAGATACATTATTAAAAAAACACAGTTTAATTAATATTAAAAAACAAAATACTGATTTAATAAATAATATTAAACAAATATTGCAAAATTTAATAAATAATGATACATTACAAAAATTCAATCAAATTTATTATAATAAATTATTAGTTTTTTTTAATGATGTTGAAAATATATTTTTATCAATAACTAATGACAATACCACCGATATATATACTGAAACTAAACAAGCACAAGAATTATATGATAAATTAGTTGATATTAAATCTTCATTAGAACAAATCAAAAAAGAAATTGAAACAAATAAAAATTATATGACTCAATATAATTCAAATAATTTGGGTGTCAGTATATCAAAACAAATTGATTTTATTAATACTAAATTAAATGATATAAAAACTAATAATATAAAATTAAATCATAATAAAAATAATAAAAATCTTAAACTGAATTTTAAATTAAACGATTATTATACAAAAATTACTAATAATAAAGAATTAAGAGAAAAATATGAAAAAATTACAAAAGAGTTAAATGATGAAGAAATTGATAAATTAATTGAAAAATATAAATTAAATTTAGAAATTAAAAGAAAAATTGTTGAAAGTTTTTCTGGAGGTGAAAATATAGAAAAATTAAATGAGTTATATGATTTAATGATTATAGATGATAAAATTAACAAAGTAATATTATCTTTTGATGATAAATTACAAAAATTATTAGAAAATGTTAATCTTTATGAAATTGTAAAAGATAAAAATATTGAAATAGTTATAAACGAATTTAAAACAGAAGAAAGAAAAGCAAAAGAACAAGCTGAAAGAGAAGCAAAAGAACAAGCTAAAAGAGAAGCAAAAGAACAAGGTGAAAGAGAACAAGCTGAAAGAAAACAAGCTAAAAGAGAAGCAAAAGAACAAGGTGAAAGAGAACAAGCTGAAAGAGAACAAGCTGAAAGAGAAGCAAAAGAACAAGCTGAAAGAGAAGCAAAAGAACAAGCTGAAAGAGAACAATCTGAAAGAAAACAACAAGAAGAAGCTGAAAGACAAAGAAAACAACAAGAAGATGATGAACGACAAAGAAAACAACAAGAAGATGAAAAAGCTGATGCTAAACCAGAAGAAAAAGCTGATGCTAAGCCTGAAAAGAAAACTGAAGAAGAAAAAAATATAGATAAAATTAATTGTGAAAATATAACTAAATTTAAACAAAATCAAAATGATTGTTGGTTGGATACATTTTTTGTTGTTATGACATCTGATGAATTAAATAATTTATTTAAAATGTTTTTAAATAAAGTATTGGAAGAGGATAAAGATTTATTTAATTCAATAATAAATTATATAGAATATAAAAAAGAAACAGATAAAGCAAATTTAAAAAAAGATTTTGTTGAAAAATTTGTTAAGTATTATAATAATAAAATACAAGTTAAAATTGATAATGATATTATGTTAGATAAAAATGGTAATGGTGGAATTCAATTTGTAATAGAATTAATTAATAAGCTATTTGATTATGTTAAATTATCTTCCAATACTGATTTTGATAAAAAATATTTTATTTATTTAATACAAAATGATAATGATAAAATAACAGAAATTACTGATAATAATTATACTTTAAAAGCCATATATTATCCACAAGGGGAATTACATTATGAAGGATATTATAAATGTAATAATAAATGGTTGTTTTATGATAATCAAAAATTACCAATTGAAGAAGTTAATATTGATAATTTAACACAAAAATCTGAAACATATTTATTTTTTGTTAGAAATGAAGATGAAGAAACAAAAAATGAAAGACAAGAAGAAGAGAAAAAAGATAATGAAGAAAAAAATAAATGTATACTTAATATAATAAATAAAAAATTAGAAGATATTAATTATAATAAAAATTCTGTTATTGTTAATAATGCTAATGATTATTATACAATTTCTGATGAAAATAATAATACCTATAAAATTGGAAAAAGCAATGAAATAAGTAAATTTTTAGAATTAGAAGATATAAAACTTCAAAAAGAAACTGAAGAATATATAAAATTTCAAAATTCAAAAAATAATATAATTGGTTTAATAAATATTTATGCAAAAGAAAATAAACAATTTCATCCAACAATATCTATGGAATATTATGAAACAATTAAAACATCTATTTCAAATGTTAAAAAAATAATTGAAAAAAATAATTTGGAAAATATTTATTTTAATTTAATATCAACTCAAGAATTTCCTGAAAATCTTTTAAATAAAAATCTTCCTCAAAATTTTAATTTAATAGAATATTATTATTTCTTTTTTAATTATTTAAAAGATTTATGTAATATAAAAAATATTAATATTATTCTTGATGATAAAGAATATAAATATTTTTTGATTTTTAATGATTTATTTGGAGATTATTTTAATAACAATAATAATATTATATTTAAATATAATAATGAAAATTTAGATTACA